GGCCCCTGTAAGGGGGCCCCCCGGTGCTATTCGCGCCACGACCAAACGCAGTAATGCGAATGGTTGACCTCTTGGGAGGTTCGCCACCTGACAACTTCCCGTTGCCAGAGCGAATCTACCCATGACCTGTAAGGAGAGCTCCACGATGTCCGTGACCGATCCCAACGTGCGTTCGAGAGACCTGGTATTTGTACCACCAGGGATCTCTTACTCCCAGTTATGGGTTAACGGTTCCAGTAATGGACCGCAACCCAATCAAACTGGGCTCGTTGGGAATGAGACGACGGTCTCTCGGAAAGGAGTGAACTGGCTAACTTACCAGAAACTTAAGAAGCGCGCCCGGGAAACCGGGAAGGCTCTTAAGAATGGTGAGTTGCTGTCCACGGCAGACCTTGGTACGGCTGGGTTTCAGACTACCAAGAAGTGGGTTGAACACGGACGTCTTCCAGACGTCAATGTCAGCGCCACTTCTGGTATCTATACCTATTCGTACAGCGGCCCTTGGGTCGCTAAGTCTGCCTCTGTAGGACCAACATCGTCTTTGTATCCCGCTGTCCCTGGCGATTTATCCGAAAGGATGATTCAAAAGGGAACAACAGCGATTGCAAGGACGATTCCTACAAATCCAGTAGCGAACGCCGCGCAATTCCTTGGTGAGCTCCGGGAGGGACTTCCGTCCGTTCCCGGTGTGCACGGATTCAAGAAGAGGGACTTTGCCTCCGTAGGAGGCGAGTACCTGAATCTCGAATTCGGGCTCAAACCGCTCATGTCGGATCTGCAGAAATTTGCAGAGGCTGCGAGGACTTCTGATGAAGTCATTCGTCAGCTAAAGCGCGACTCCGGCAGATTAATCCGCCGGCGCTACAGCTTTCCGGTCGAGAAGATTGTGACTGGGCCGACTGTCGAGTCGACTCAATGGTATGGGGCGCCCGGCCTTCGGGTCGCGACGCCCAATATCTATTCACAATCTCCGGGTAAGCTTACCAAGACTCGTGAGGAAACTTACGAGTATTGGTTCTCAGGAGCATACACCTATCTTTACACCGACGGTGATCGTGCCGTTGATAAGATGGGTGCTGCTGCACAGCGTTTTGCTAAGCTGTGGGGGCTCAGGATTAGTCCTGAGCTCCTCTGGGAGCTTACCCCGTGGAGTTGGGCTGCTGATTGGGTTGGCAATGCAGGAGAGGTGATACATAACCTCTCTGCCTTCTCCAACGACAACCTTGTCATGAGGTGGGGTTACATCATGTGTACATATACATGTCGTGACACCTACCTGGCCGAAGGGGTCTCCCTTAAGGGAGGTCCTTCCGGTCCTTTGAGTCAGACCTTCGTCACGCAAGTGAAGAAGCGGCTCAAAGCGACCCCTTACGGGTTTGGCCTGGATCCTGACATATCCTTCACAGGACGTCAGTGGGCCATCCTTGGTGCTCTCGGCTTGAGCCGAGGGACCAAGTTGCTGTGACCCTGGCAACCCGCTTTAGGCGGTTGTTGGATGAGAGCAATTCGGTATCCACCGATGCTCTGGTAGATAAAGCGGCTTATGGCTGCTTTATCTGGTTCACGGCAGCGGGAGTCGTGAGTCTAGCAGCTCTGCTGCTAGGTTCATGTATGCCCGATTCCGTCCCAGTCGATGACCAACCACATCCAGTGGTTGGCGTCGACCCATCCCTGTTGGAGTCATGCCTTGTTCACCGATCCCCAGTCCCTGACTGTCAACGCTGTGGCGAACGCGCTTCCGCGCGTTACCACGAATCAGAATGGCGCCGTCTATAGTAAGGACGACGGCAATCTGAAGCTGACGATTAGCTCCGCTTACGGAAAGCGGACGCGTCGTTCAGCTCGCGTTGACTTCCGGAAGACTGCCGCCGATCCGTTGTTCCCGGCACAGAACCAGCCGTATTCGATGAGTGCTTACATCGTTGCGGATGTTCCTGTGACTGGGTTCACGATCGTCGAGCAGAAGCAGATTGTCGACGCCCTTGTGGCGTGGCTTTCTGCGACTTCCGGTGCGAACACCACCAAGCTTCTTGGTGGTGAGTCGTAAGCCATTGCCGAGAGGCATAGGCCGGGATTGGCCTCTGGGAGATACCCAGGGGGTGACCAATCAGGTCGGAACACAACAAGGCTAAGGACGACTTCAACCTTTCCTTCGAGAAAGGTGGGCCGTGAAAAGCCTGATGTGTCTCCTACAGGAGGTACTCCTTGACAGGGGTACCTGGTGTGGCGTGAGCACCGCGTTCGATTTCAAAAGAATCGAACGCCGTGTCGAACACGAAGGGTTATCGTTTCTGACGATAACCTTACCGACCTTTGGTTCGGACTTCCAAAAAAGTCTGGACCAAGGGTTTGTAGACCGTCGTCTGTTTGTTGGGTTCGAGAGAACCAAACAATCAGGAGAGCTCCCGATATTGCTATCGGGTTTTCTCGGTCTTGTGTTCGACCGTGCTTCTGGTCGTCTGCTGGATGAACCTAGCATTGACGCAATCCAAGCGATACGTCAGATTACTCTGATGTTCGCGAAGATTAACTTGGAGTGCTCGGAAGAGCGCACCAAGGCGGCGATTGCGAAGTTCATCCAGTGTGAGCAGGAAGTCCGAGAGACTGACAGTAAGCTCTCCGAGTCTGATCTTGATCAGTTTCGGAGAGTGTCACATCTCCTTTGGGCTCCTGTCCTGACAGCCGTAGATAGAGATATCTACGAGGACAGGTTAGTCCCAAAGCATGGACCTGGGGCCACCGCTGACAAACTTCTGGGAAACCAGAAGTATGATCAGCGGGAATGGACCCAGCGATTGGAGTCATGGTTTCCCTTTCTTGAGGGTTTTGTTGCACCTCATGCGGGGGCATACCAGGACTTCGACCATGTGGACATCCTCGAACCTGGAGCGGAAAGGCCCGTAAGGGTCATCACCGTTCCAAAGACGCTCAAGACGCCTCGAGTCATAGCTGTCGAGCCTACTGCGATGCAATATGCGCAGCAGGCCGTAGCTGAGTCTCTTGTATCTCACTTGGAGGGGAAGGACAACCCCTACAGGTGGATTATCGGATTCTCTGACCAAGACCCTAACAGGTCTATGGCAAGGAAAGGGTCCCTTACAGGGAACCTCGCGACGCTGGATCTCAGCGAAGCTTCCGATCGCGTCTCGAATCAGCTCGTACGTGTCATGCTCGATTCTTGGCCTCATGCTTCTGGGGCCATTGATTCGTGCAGATCACGGAAGGCTGATGTGCCTGGCTTTGGCGTTATACGCCTAGCCAAGTTCGCGTCCATGGGTTCAGCTCTCTGCTTTCCTGTTGAGGCGATGGTCTTCGCGGCCATCGTTCTCTGCGGGATCGAAGATGGGCTCAGACGCCAGATGACCAGGAAGACCATCCATGGTCTTTCTGGTAAGGTGCGTGTCTACGGTGACGATATCATTGTCCCCGCAGATTGCGCCGAAGCCGTCGTTGGGAAGCTCGAAGATTTTGGTCTTCGAGTCAATACCAACAAGTCTTACTGGACCGGAAGGTTCAGAGAGTCTTGTGGCAAGGAGTATTACGCGGGTGAGGACGTATCAATAGTCCGCGTGCGCGAAATACCACCTACCCGACGGCAGGATGCACCTGCGCTCATTTCCACAGTCTCGCTGCGTAACCAGTGTTACAAGTCTGGTTACTGGAAGGTTGTGGAGTATCTCGACAACTTCTTGAGCAGCTTGCTGACCTCTTCAAAGGGGCAGCTGCTGTATCCCGTTGTCGCTGATACGAGCGCTGTGCTGGGCAGACATAGTTTCCTGGGGTATGAAACCCAGAGCTATGATCCCCGACTGCATTCCCCGCTTGTCACGGGTTATGTAGTCCAGGCCGAGATCCCTCCAAATATCTTGGATGGATACGGTGCCCTGCTCAAGTTCTTCCTGAAAAGAGGGGATGACCCTTTTCAAGACAGGGAGCACTTGGTGCGTTCCGGACGTCCTATGGCCGTCAGCACCAAGCCTAGGAGGGC